ATTTTCTATTCCATTAATATAATATATTTGACGCCAAAAGTCCAGTCGCTGTCCCGCAACAAGCCCCAAAGGCGTAAGTTATTTTTTCGCTTAGTTTTGAAAACGCTATCCCTTGTATATTAAAGCACCAAACAAGAGAAATAAGAAAGCCAACAAAAATCGCCCCCGCAATTTTACCATTGGCAATTTGCCAAGTGTTTAGGCATACAAGACTGACTTGCATCCATGCGTATATAAATCTTTGTAAATTTCTCATTATGGACTATTAAAGTATATAAGTTTTTGTTTGTCAAGATTTTCGTTTAAAATTTTAAGCGAGACAGGACTCGAACCTGTAATCTACGCATTAGAAGTGCGTTGCATTATCCATTATGCTACTCGCTCAAATCGTTGTCCACACAGCAATGGTGGTAACACTTTTTTATAAAATCAATAAATTCTTCATGAGTCATGTCGCCTTTTGCTTGATTTGCGGCTCTGGAAAGAATTTGTAAATTTTCGATTGTATTTTCGCCGCCTTTTGATCGGGGCTGTTTGTGGTCAATTTCACATTCTGCTGGACGCTTCCAATCAAGAACGTCACCAGTATATCTGCAAATGATTTTTGTATTTTCTTCCGTGATGTTGTATTTTTCTTTTACTTTTTTGATATTTATCATTTTAGTTCTTTCTGTGTCTGATTTATACTTTTTTGCATAACCTTTTAATCTGCCACGAAAATTATTATGAGCCTCTGAAAGCGTCAAATCTTTTATTTCTCGTTTTACTTTGTTTTCTGTTTTGGCTCTATTAAAGGCAGATATATTGCGTTGCCATTTACGAGTATGTAGTGGAATCTTTTTTTTTCTTTCTTGGCATTTTTTTAATTGTGTTTCGTATTTAACATGATAGCACACCGTGCTTATAGAACAGTCAAGAGCTTTGACTATCCTGCTATAAGAATAGCCCTGCTTCCTTAGATCTAGAATTTTTTGTTTAAGCATTAAAGTATATAATACCAACCCAAAATAAAAGTCAAGAGAAAAATGGTGGGCCCTGAGAATTACGATATCTCGACCTAACGATTATGAGTCGTTTGCTCTTCCTCTGAGCTAAAGGCCCAAAAATAGGTTCGGCAGGATTCGAACCTGCGAATGACTGGATCAAAACCAGTTGTGTTAGGCCGCTTCACCACGAACCAGTAAAAGTGTGAGGGAGCCGACCGCTGCGCAGTCCTTATCCTCATTATCAACCCCCGCCGTCGCAGAGGAATTGCAAGCTCAACCTAAACACCAATCCAAAATTGGTCAGATTGTTGGACTTTTTCGCCAAATTATGCTTGAATCAGAGGCATGGCAGGTCTACTAAAAAATACCCCTATGCGGATTTGAACCGCAGTCGCTTGGATGAAAACCAAGTGTCCTAGACCTGACTAGACGATAGGGGCTTTAAATATAGCAGGAGAGATTCGAACTCCCGACCTTTCGGACCCAAACCGAACGCACTACCAGGCTGTGCTACTGCTATGCAATTTCTAAAACTATCAAAGATCAATACACATCATTATTGTGTGAAAAATAAAAATGTCAACAAAAAAAGCCCCAAAATCCTTTTTACGGGAAATTGGGGCTAAAGTATACTTATCTTTTAAAACGAGAAACACACCACCGCTACTACGCAAAGTAATGTGAATAGTGTTACACATGTTTTTAAAAAAAAAGAAAAAAAATTTTTAAAAGGAAAAAGTGTAAAACACATTATGTTCGCAGGCTCAGAGGAAACCTTTATAATTTTGCAAAATACTTTGCTGACAGGAATAACGGATGTATCGTTTGATTATTCGGTTCAAGAAGAGGCGGTTCTTCTATTGGCGAATAGGGGAATAAATCGAAAGATTAATAAACCCCATGTCGCAAACTGCTCAATAACGAAGAAATATCTGGGAAGAGATTTCTTAAATGAGTTGACTGGATTTGTTGGTCTATCTGGACAATTCATTTATGGGCAAGATGCTTTGAATTTTACAGACGCAGCGATTTCAAGGTATCAAATAAAGATGAATGCAACTCAACCGCCAGAGGTTAATGTTGACTTGAAGATTTATGGTGATTTAAAACCAACAACAAGTTTAAGAAAATCTACGGCGCAACAAGACGAAGAGTTTAGAGATTTAGATATTGATTGTGTTAGCTTGAACTTTATGGGAAAAAATTCTCCCGTTACTGAATTCAACTTTTCTGCGGATTTTGACTGTAAGCCAACTTATGAAATCGAATCAACAAAATCTTCTGCTGTAAAAATATTTACCCCAGTCAAATATGCCGCATCCGCAAAAATAGAAATGACGGAGCAGGAATACGAAGACATGACTGGATTGTTTAGCACGGAAAATTTTGATAAAAGCTTTTCTTTTATTTTTGATGATCGAAAGGCTGCATACAGAGTACAGGCGGGGTTAGACAGGCTTTCTTCTTATGCTGACAGCGGTCTTGCAACGGGTGAATATTATGCTCTTTTAAATTTTGATACTGGATCAATGAGGCTTAATAATTATTCATTTGGGTCTTTTGGCTTAAGCTCTCAAAATATTAGCATCTCGCCCAAAGATACGATTGAGTTGTCTGTCAATTATAACGGATACGGCACAGACTTGCCACAAGGCGTGGCTATAAGCTCTCCAACAGGAGTAATTATATCGGATTTGCTGAAATCATTTAACTCTGGGGTAGATGCAGTCATTGAAGATTTTTTAGAACTTTTAAGCTCTCCTGGGGGAGTTACAGGACGAGATTTCGAAAGGTTGGAAACTGGGGATTATCCTTCAGCTCCTGCGCACTTTTTCCCTTTTATTAATGTGTACTATCCTCAAATTGTTAATTTCGAAAGCCAAAGCACTGGAGCCACCAATGACAATCTTTACGCTCTAGGCGTTGGAGCAGCAGGAGATATTAGCGATTATGACGTTCATGATTTTGAATCAATATCAACTGGCGCTTTTAATATTTTAGACTTTGATTACTATATTAATTTTGAATATTTTGATTTTGAATCTACTGCAACTGGAAGCTTTACTAGCAATATTACTTATCTGGGAACTGGAATAATATAATTCACCCGAAAAATATATAAAAAAAAGTGTAAACAAAATCATGGCAGGAGGGACTATATACCAAAAATTAATCACAAGCGGGACACAGGGAACTGGAGACAAGTCTTTGATCATCGAACCAAATTATGCTTATCAGGTTCCTTTTTCGTTTGGAGATAATTGGAATGAGATTATTATTGGCGGATTTATAAGTTTCGTGGCTGCTGGAGCTGGTAATGAAAATGTTGGATTAAATGATAATGACACATTCGATACTGGGGGAAGCGATGCAGACGGAACAAACGATACAATCAACTGGATAGGGATTGTAAGAAATGCCCAAACAAAAACATTGCCCCTTGATGCAGCCAACCAAGGTTTCGTGGGTCATATATCAGATAGAATTAGATTTGATAATAACGCCTCAAACATTTACAACAAGCTTGAATGGGAGCCTCTTTCTGATGGTCACGCTTATGGGGTTTCGGCTTACGGGGCAAATTTTCTCTCATCTGGAGATATTTCGCAGGGGACCGCAACATTCTCCGACGCTGGGAACATTTTAGCGATTGGTTTAAAAAATTCTGATGCTCTTAGTTATGCGAGCCCAGAGGACAGTGATCGTTTTTGCGCTTACTTTGGAATGAAATTTACTGTCATCGACAAGGGTCTTTCAACACAAAAGATAAAAATGCAAATGTGCACCAATGGTAATCATGCTATTTCAGTACCCTCTACTAACATTAGTGATCCTAGTTTTGAAGAATTGAAAAAATTAATGGACGGGGACCACGAAATTTCTACTGTAACAAATGATTTAACTGGTTTGACGTTTAACAATGGTTCTAGTGCATATAATTTGCCAGACGCTTTCTTCTACTATAATGCTTTTACAGAATTCAGACCAAGAATTCATGCATGGGCGATTAAAAAACTTTCTTAAGTGTAATAGCTTTTGAATGTCCAATAAACTTGAGTTCAAGCAATTGAATCACAAAATAAGATTCAAGGAACGTAAATTTAAATTTACCGAAAATCAAATAGATTTTTTAAAGACTGCGTTTGACCCCCAAACAAAACTTCTTTTTTTATCTGGCCCCGCTGGCACCGCAAAGACTTATATGGCCGCATATTCGGCTTTGCAGATGATGGTGGACTCAGACCTTGAAAAAGGTATTCTATACGTCAGAAGCATAGCTGAGAGCGCACAGAGAAGCATGGGAGCGTTGCCAGGAGATCTAAAAGAAAAGTTCGCCGTTTTTGCGTCTCCATTTTATGATAAGCTGGATGAAATTTTATTAACTCAAGACATTAAAGTTTTGCGTGAAAAAGGAATGTTTGATTGTATCCCAGTCAACTATGTTAGAGGATCAAACTGGAATGACACAATCGTTATAATTGACGAGGCTCAAAACTTTTCATACAGCGAACTCCTTACCGTTTTAACAAGAATTGGAGAAAATTCAAAAATAATTATCTGCGGAGACGCCATGCAGAGTGATATTAATAATAGTGGATTTGCCCACATATTTAATGTTTTTAATGATGAGGAGTCCCAAAACAATGGAGTTGTGTGTAAACAATTTACCGCTGATGATATAAAAAGAAGCGAAATTGTAAAATTTATTGTATCTAAGCTAGAGAAAAATTAAAATAAATTTATAATAAATTTATGGCGATTAAATTTTGTACAGATTGTGGCAAGAAGGTTGAATACAAATTCAGTCCTCCCAAGTTTTGTTCTGATTGCGGGACACCTATGGGCGTTGTCAACACTAACGAGGCTTCTGCTCCCCAAAAAGCTTTTAAAAAAATTGAAACTTTAAACGATGATGAGACGGATGCAGAGTTCGTTCCACATATTTCCAAACTAGAATACGAAATCGAAAACTTTGGCTCAAGTGTACAGCAAACAATGGGCTCTTTGGCTGGTAGATCGGCCCCAAGACGAAAAAACAGAACAGTAAGAGATATCGACAATTTGTAATGTATTCATTTGAAGACAAGCTTAAGGAAATAGAAGCTGCCCTCGAAAGAAAACGTTCCAAATGGGATCTCGATGCGGTTGCATATGTTGACTACGATGACATTAAACAAATCATCATGTCGCACATCTATAAGAAGTGGCACCTGTGGGATCAGTCAAAGCCGATTGAACCGTGGTTAAGTAGGGTAGTATCCAATCAATTTAAAAATCTACTTAGAAATCATTACGGAAATTACGCACGACCATGTCTTCGTTGCAAGTTTAATTCTGGCGGCGAAAGCTGTTTAAAAACAAAAAGCGGCAATCAAGACACCTCCTGTTCTGATTATAGAGATTGGGCGCAAAAGAAAAAGGCCGCCTACGACATAAAACTGGCGGTAACAATGGAAAATCACATGAATGAAATTGGAGAAAGAAAAGATACTTTTCTAGATTTAGAACTTGCATCGAAAAAACTACAAAACGAAATGAGTTCACACTTAAATAGTAGGCATTTTATAGCTTTCAAGATGCTTTTCATACAAAACAAATCAGAAGAAGAGGTGGCGAAATATCTGGGTTTTAAAACCAGCGAAAAAAAACGTTCGGCTGGGTATAAGCAAATCAAAAACTTAAAAAAGATTTTTCAAGAAAAGGCTAAAGAAATTATTAAAAATAAGGATATTATATGATAAAACTTACAGACCATCAAAAAGAATTTATCTTAAATATATTCAAGGACGAGCCGAACATCATCAATATCACAAAAAAAGTATTTAATGATGATAAACTTGACGGTAGATCGAAAGAGGGGCGGGCTGTATCAAAATTTCTGGCAAAAAATGGCATGAAGGCCAAAACTACCAAGCGACCAAAGTCGGAAGACGTTGAGCTTTCCGAAGAGCAGATAGAGCAGGTTTTAGTGATGGAAAAAGATGGAATGAATACGTCCCAAATAGCAGATCTGCTTTTTAACAAAGAAGTAAAGAGGCTCAGCAATGAGTGGAGGGCGGTTAATGAAATACTAAATCAAGAAAAAGAAGAAACCCCATCTGGCGGATATGCGTCGCCACAAGCCCTATCTAGGATCATCAAAAAAATTAATGATTCCACTGGTTATGGTTTAGAGGAAGATAGAATGTCTCGGAATCAAAAACATTGTTGTGACAAGCTCCGAATCAATCTTAGCAATTCAAGGTTTGTAGCTATTGTAAATAATTATACCAACCCAAGAGATAAGGAATTATTTGAACAAGAGTTTATTCGATTAACTTGGGATAAACCAGACCTTACCGCAGACGAATTGAATCTATATATGAACGTCGCTAAAGAAATCATCAATCTTGAATTGATTACGGGTCACTTGCAAAAACTAAACGATATGTTTGAAAGCGCAGATGACCAAGATGAAATGACGGTGCGTCTGGCTGAAATTATTAAGGCTAAAAGCTCGGAATATCATCAATGCGAGTCTCGCATCGAAAATCTTACAAAAAAGCTTCAGGGAGACCGTGGGGCACGTTTAGCCAACAAGCAAAAGGAAACAGCGTCGTTTCTTTCCATCGTTCAGCTTTTCCAGGAAGAGGAGGAGAGGAAAAATATGGTTCGAATAGCAGAAATGCAAAAACAAGTTATAAAGGAAGAAGCTCAAAGACTTGAAGGCATGGCCGCTTGGAAGGCTCGTGTTTTAGGTATTGGTATTGAAGATGTCTTATAAATGTAAAGAATGTGGATCAGATTTTGAATCTGAAAAATCACTACACAGTCATCTTAAGGCTCATAAGATGTATGTGGCGGATTACTATGTAAAACACTACCCACGATTTAACAAGCTTAACGGCAACCCTCTTCCGTTTAAGAAAAAAGAAGAATACTTCGAGAATGATTTTATTAATCGATCTCAACTTGTAGAGTGGTGCAAATCGGCGCCGAGTAAAGAAGTAAAAGAATATATAGTTGAGTTGGGCAAAAGAAGAATTAAGGAAAAAAAATATACCCACGCCCCATTTTATTTAGAGCTGATCAAGAGACAGTTGCCAGACTTGGATGTATATAAGGAACACTTTGGGACATACACAAATGCTTGCGAAGCTATGGGCGTTAAGCCCATATTTTACAAGGGTATGCCCAAAGAATTTTATGAAGATGTCGATGCCGAGGTTTTGGTAGATACGAGAGAGCAGCAGCCATTACAATTTCCTAAATCTAAAATTTTAAAATTGGATTTTGGAGATTACACGCTGGGTGGAAATAATTTTTCTAATACCTTCGTAGATAGAAAAAGTTCGGGAGACTTTTTGTCAACGTTCGGGGGACAGGCAGATAGATTTAGAAGAGAAATGCAAAGATGTGTGGAATTAGATAGCTACATGTATATTGTTGTGGAAAAGCCTTTGGCGACAATAGAGAAGGAAGCTATATTCACGAAAGGAAGAAGAGCTCCTAAATTGGGCTGGGTCTTTTCTAATTTGATTTCAATTCAGCATGAGTTTGCTGGCAACTGTCAATTTGTGTTTACCGACAATAGAAAGCATAGTCAAGAAATAATTCCCAAATTGCTATATTTGGGCGAAAAGCTTTGGAGCGTAGATATACAATATTTTTTAGATAAGGAGGAACGATGAGTTGGGAAGTAGGAAATCAAAAACCCTTAAAAAGGGAGCCAGTCAACCAACAGATCATGGATCTCGAAGGTTATCTAGAAGATACTAAGGCTAAGATTTGGCTATACAAATTTTTAAAAGAAAATGTGACATTTACGACTCAACTGCTTACTGGAATTGAGTTGTTCCCCTTCCAGCATATGGCTGTTAAAGCGATGATGGAAAACGATTACTTTTTGGGAATCTGGTCTCGTGGTATGTCGAAATCATTCTCAACTGGTATTTTTGCTTTGTTGGACGCCATGCTAAATCAGGGTGTTCACATAGGAATCATTTCAAAATCATTTAGACAGTCTAAGATGATCTTCCGAAAAATAGAAGATATAGCTCAAGACAAAAAATCAGAATTATTCCGTCAATGTATTGGTAAGGTTAGCAAGTCGAATGATGAATGGTCAATGCAAATCGGCAATAGTCGAATCACTGCTTTGCCATTAGGTGACGGCGAAAAACTTCGTGGTTTTCGTTTTCAAAGAATTATTATTGACGAGCTTCTACTTATGCCAGAAAAGGTTTTGAACGAGGTTATTATGCCGTTCCTTGCTGTTGTTGAAAACCCAACAGAAAGACAAAAAATCAGAGACGCCGAGGATGCCATGATTGCAGCTGGCAAAATGACAGAGGAAGAAAGAACAGAGTGGCCATCTAATAAAATGATTGGTCTTTCTTCTGCGTCTTACAAATTCGAATATCTATATAAGATGTATCAAGCGTATGAGAACATGATCTTTAATCCTGGGGCGAAAAATCAAGGTAGAAGGTGTATAATGCAATTTAGTTATGACTGCGCTCCCAAGGCGTTGTATGATGAAAATTTGATTTCTCAGGCAAGGGGTACAATGAGCCAGTCGCAGATTGACCGAGAGTTTAACGCTCAATTCACGGATGATAGTGCGGGTTACTTCAAGATTAGTAAGATGGCTGAATGCACAATCGAAGATGGAGAATCTCCTGCCGTTGAAGTTGCTGGAGAAGAAGGTGCTGATTATATTTTGGCATTTGACCCTTCTTGGTCTGAATCGGAAGCGTCTGACGACTTCGCTATGCAAGTCATTAAACTTTTACCAGAACAAAAAAAAGGTGTTGTGGTTCATAGCTATGCACTTCCTGGCACAAATCTAAAGAAGCATATAATTTATTTTAAGTATATTTTAGATCACTTTAATATTATTATGATTGCGGGAGACTATAATGGGGGCGTTCAATTCATAAATTCATGCAATGAAAGTGAGATATTTAAAAAAGACAATTTAAAAATAGGAATGTTTGAGGCGGATTTTAATAACCCACACGACTATGTAAAAGATTTAAAAAAGGCCAGAAGAGAATACAATGTACAAAATAAGGTTATATGCCACCTGAGAAAACCTCTGTCTGTTTGGATTAGAAACGCAAACGAAATGCTTCAAACCGCATTTGACAGAAAAAAAATATATTTCGCAGCCACTGCGATGGATGACAATTATTCCATACAGAAGGCTAAAAAAATACCAATCTCGGAATTAAAGTTCTCAAAGTACGAAGATGAGAAGAATGTGGGAGCCAAAATGATTGAGTTTATTGAACATCAAAAAGATATGATAGATTTAACAAAAGCCGAGTGCGCTCTGATACAAGTTTCTAGTTCGGCTGGAGGAACTCAAAGTTTTGATTTACCCTCTAATTTAAAGAGGCAAAAAGGCGTTGATAGAGCGAGAAAGGACTCCTATTCGGCTTTAGTGTTGGGTAACTGGGGAATGAATATTTATTATGATATGATGAATATCCCGCCAGAAAATGATCAAGGATTTACTCCGATGTTTATTTAAAAAGTTAGAAAAGTCACTTTTAAAAAGTGTAACTAACTTTATAATACTTATGCCAATACCAAAACCAGGAAAAAAGGAAGAAAAAAAACAATTCATGTCTCGTTGCTTGGGCGACAAAACCATGAGAAAAGAATTTAAAGATATTAAACAAAGAATTGCGGTATGCATGACTTCATTTACAGATAAGGATAAGAAAGATGCCTAAAAGAAAATATACAAAAAAATCTGATTATTGGAACAAATTTCAAAGAGTTGAGCCACAGGTATCGCAAGCGCAAGAGTCTGTTGAGCCAGCAACTGCTGGCGAATCTTATCATACTTCCCTGGGGTCGTACAGTCGGTCTGGCTCGGTGAGCAACTTAAATAATAATAATACAGGCACGAGAATAAATAGATCCTCTGTTACGGCCCCGCTTAATAAATTTAGTCAAATTCGTGCTGGACTTTTGCCTTATGAGATTTCCTCTGATGGAATTAACGTAAGAGAGGCTATTGAACTTTGCCAGAAAGCTTACGCCAATGTTCCTATTTTTAGGAATACAATTGATATGATGTCCGAATTCGCTAATTCAGAAGTTTATTTAGAGGGCGGCAATGCGACATCTAGAGATTTTTTCATGAAGCTTTTCGACAGGATCAAGCTTTGGAATTTGAAAGATCAGTATTTCAGGGAATACTACAGGAGCGGAAACATTTTCCTCTACAGGTTGGACGGCAAGTTTGATTTAAACGATTTTAAAAAGTTTTCTAAAATTGTAGAGGGGACACCTAAAGAGAACAAATTTCCTTTAAAATATATTGTTTTAAATCCTTTTGAGATCGTTGCAAAACGCAGTACAGTTTTTAACACAAAAGACGGGGCTTATGCAAAAATACTTTCTGAGTTTGACATGGAAAGATTGGCTAACCCTAAAAATGATTATGATAAAGCAGTGTTTGAGGCGTTAGATCCAAAAGACCGAAAATTAATCAAGAGTGGGTCATATTTTAAAGACGGACTAAAAATCAATTTAGATAACGAAAGATTGGCATATAGTTTTTATAAAAAGCAAGATTATGAACCATTTGCTATTCCTTTTGGCTATCCTGTTCTTGAGGACATTAACGCCAAGATAGAAATGAAGAAAATGGATCAGGCGATTATGAGAACTGTTGAAAATGTTATTCTCATGATCACTATGGGAGCAGAGCCAGAAAAGGGCGGCATTAATGCAAACAATGTCAAAGCCATGCAGAAGCTTTTTCAAAATGAATCCGTTGGTCGTGTGCTTGTCTCCGATTATACAACAAAGGCTGATTTTATTATCCCAGACATTAACAGAGTTGTTGGAAAGCAAAAATACGAAGTGATTAATCAAGACATTAAGGAAGGATTGCAAAACATTATCCTTAATGAAGACAAATATAGCGGCGCACAAATTAAGGCTCGTGTATTTCTTGATAGGCTCAAAGAGGCTCGTGAGGCATTTATTAATGACTTCCTTCAGCCAGAAATACGTCGAATTGCAAAAGATTTGGGTTTCAGACAATACCCAACTGCTAAATTTAAAGATATTGATTTGCGTGATGAAACTCAACTTATGCGTGTCGCCACAAGACTTATGGAGCTGGGTATTCTTTCCGCAGAACAAGGAATGAATCTTTTCCATACTGGCAGATTCCCTCTTGCTGAAGAACTCGAAGAAGCTCAAGAAAAGTTTGTAGAGCAGAGAGAAAAGGGGTATTTTAATCCAGTTGTCGGCGGTGTTCCAATGATAGAGGCGGAAGAGGAAGAAGATAAAGAGGGGCCCGAAGTAGAGCCAACTAGCGGAATGCCTGGTCGCCCCCAAGGTTCTCCAGATCAATTTTCTAGAGAAAGTATTCAGGGCACAGTTTACGAAATTGAAGCATTGAATTCCATAGCTAAGGAAAAAATGTTAGAAAAGCTTGGCGTGGAATCATTAAACGAAAATCAAGACGCAATGTTAAGTAGGCTTTGCGAATCTGTTGTTTGTGCTTCGGAAAAAGAAAATTGGCAAAAAACAGTGATTTCTTGTGTAAATGACTTTACGGAAATTGAAAAATTGGGGACACTTGATGGTGTTTTTGAAATTTCAGACTCACACAAATTAGAACTTTATCCATCAGCAATTTTATATCACTCAAATGAAAGAAATTAAAAACCCACTTGTAGCGAATATCGACCGTTCTAACGGAGATATTGAAATCTCAATCGCAAAAAAATACAAACAAGAAGAGGAGCCAATGTACAAATCCTTTATGTCGGTCTGCTCTATGGAAGACAAGGAGTTGGTTGATACTTCGGATATGGATGATGACGCAACCTCAAAAGCATGTGGTATGCAATATGATAAAATGAGAGCGATGATAAATGAAGAGGGTAAGGGCGGATTGACCGAGCAACAAAAAAAACTTCCTCCAGCCCTTCAAAAAGCTATTTTGGAAAAAATGAAAAAAGAAGGCAAGCTTTCAGAAGAAGCCGAAGCTGCTTATTCAAAACTACTATCCAAGGATGACCAAAAGAAAAAGGAGGTCGGCCCAGAAGGAGAAATGAAAGTAGTTAAAAACAAAGATGCATAAATATACCACAACATTTGATTTTGAGGTAACGGCCTGTCAAGAAATTGGAGGCATCGATATTTCAAAGGCAAGTATAGAAAATTTAAGAAGTCTAATTCCAAGCTCCGTTGACTTGGATAAAAATATTGATTTAATGGGTGTTGCCTTCAATGCCGCAGTAGTTAATGAATTCAACAAAAACGGAGATGGCATGAGCACAAAGACTGCCATCGATTCTGTTCAGCAGTTTGTCCATAAACCAACAAATATAGAACACGATAAGAAAAAGATTGTAGGCCATATTGTTAATGCTGGATTCAGTGACTATTCTGATAGCACTATTCTGATTAATGTAGACGAAAATGAACAAAACCCTTTCAATATTGCTTTGGGCGCAGTTGTTTATAAAACTGTGGATAAAGAATTTTTCGATACACTAAGAAGAAGCACCGATCCTAAAAGCAAAACGCATCAAACTGTTTCCGCAAGTTGGGAGATTGGCTTCAGCGAATACAAGATCGCTGTTGGTAGTAAAAATTTAAAAGACGCAGAAATCATCTCTGATCCTCAAAAAATCATGGAAATGAAGGGAATGTTAAGAGCTTTTGGCGGCAAGGGAGTAATGGATGACGGGACTCCAGTCTATCGTTTAATTGTTGGAGATGTTTATCCTTTGGGTATTGGTTTCACTATGAAGCCAGCTGCGAACGTTAAAGGAATCATAAGTGAAGAATTTGAACAGCAAAATGAAGACGATGATTCTGAAAAATCTCAAGCCGCAGAATTAAAAAAAATTAATGACAAAATTTCACAAAATTTAAAAAATACTGTAAACAATACTAAAATCATGGACTTAGAAACTCTACTATCAGAAATCAAAGCGTCTCTTACCGAGAAGAAATTCTCCGAAGAGGCCATCGCTGGCATGACTGCAACTTTTGCTGAAGCCATTAAACAAAAAGATGAAGAGTACCAAGCTTCTCTTGAAGCTGCGGAGCAAGAGAAGGCTGAAATCGCATCTGCGAAAGAAGAGCTTCAAGCTTCTGTAGAATCTATCAGAGAAGAACTCAAGGCTGCTCAAGAACGCATCGCAGAATTTGAAGCTGCAAAAACTGCTGAAGAAGCAGTCGCTCGTTTCAATGCCCGCATGGAGGAAATTGATTCTCTTTATGATCTCGAAGAAAGCGACGCAGCTTTCATCGCTGAAAAAATTAAGGGTCTCGACGCAACCGAAGAGTCTTTCGCTTCCTTTAAGAGTGAGCTTGAAGTTTTCTGGGCATCTAAGAATAAAGAAGCCAAGGCAAAATTTGAAGCCGAAGTTCAGGCGAAAATTGATGCAGAGGTTGAAAAGCGTTTGACTACTTCCGAAGCTTCTGAAGAAACTGAAGAAACTCAAGAGGAAGAAGTCAATGTTGAAGAAGCTCTTGCTAATGCAGAGCAAACCAACAAAGAGATTCCTAACAATAACGAAGCACAAGCTTCTGCAAAAACTTTGAAGGATAAGTTCGCTGCTGCTTTTAGCCGTGAAAATATTCTTGGATAAAAATAAAATATAAAAATTTAACTAAAAAAATTATGGCACTTAGATTACTTCCATTCAGACAATATGACGAGCAAGATGTTATCAACTTGTTCGCTCTTACTGATGCCGATGTCCTTGACAGCACCACTGGTGATGGCAACGGATCCAACGGCGTCTTTGTTAAAGTTAGCGATGGTAACTTCAACCAAGATGTTATTACTTATGGTTCTAACAGCTACCTTGGCAAGACAGATTACCCATTCGTTGGCGGCAACATGTATCCAACTAATCCGCTTGAGGTTACTCCAGCGGCTTCTGGCGATCTTCCTCTCGGTTTGACTCTTAACCAAACTGCTAAGAATGACGAAAACGGCGAAAAGCTTCTTTACAACGCAACCAAAAGAGAAGAGCTTCAAGCTGTTCTTCCTGGCCAAAGCGTTCCTGTTGCAACTAAGGGTATCTTTACTCTTGCTGCTGAAGCTTTCGATGGCGCAGCTTCTCTTTACACAGTTGGTACTGGTATTAAGATTTCTAACAATAACGAAGGTAAGGTTACTGGTGTAGCACCAACTGATGGCGCTGCTTTCGGTTCTGTTATCGGTACTGGTTCACGCTCTTCTCAGGGAGGTCTTACTGATCAGTTCGCTGGCGAATACATCGTCGTTAAAATCGGTTAATTAGAAAGATATTTATAATATGAAAATTACTTTAAAAAATACTCCAGAACAAGTTGAGCTTATCAAGGCTATGGCTTCCCGCAACCGTGACGTTGCTTACGAAGCTCAAACCGCTCTTGCTGAGTTTATTGGACCTGTTCTCGCAGAAGTTATCAACAATGCTCCTGCATTGTCTAACCTCTTTACTACTCTTCAGTATAACGCTGATGACAATCCTTCGATTCCGCTGGATCTGTACTTCGACGTTTCTGATGAAGACTATGTTCAAGTTTATAGCCAAAGCCGTGCTGGTGGTCTTCCTACTTCGGAAGTTCTTCCAACATCTTCGGAACTCAAGATCGCTACTTATAGCCTTGATTCCGCTGTGAGCTTTGACCGTCGTTATGCTGCCAAGAGCCGCATGGACGTCGTCGCTAAAACAATGACTCGTGTTGCACAAGAAATCCTTCTTAAGCAAAACAAGATCTCTGCTAATGTTGTAATGAAAGCTCTTGCAAATGCTGAAACCAACGGCTTCAAGCACGTTCAATCTTCTTCTGCTGCTGACCGTTTCGTTCTTGCTGACCTTAACAGCATGATCACTCGCTCCAAGAGAATTGTTACTTCTTTTGTTGGCGGCACCCCTGACGTTCGTCAAGGTCGTGGTGTAACTGATATCGTTTGCTCTCCTGAAATTGTAGAAGAGCTTCGTGCTATCGCTTACAACCCAATCAACACCAAAGAAGGTGACGGTACTGCTGTTACAGCTAACAACGGTCTTCGTACCGCTGACATTATCGCTGAAGAAGCTTATCGTGCCGCTGGCGCTCCTAGCTTCTATGGCATCAATGTTATTGAGCTTAACGAGTTTGGTACTTCCCAAGCATTCAACACCATCTTCGACACAGAAGCTGGAAGCACAAACTACGGTGGTCACATCACCAATACGTTCACAACTGCTGATGACGAAATCATCGTTGGTATCGACCGTAGCCGTGAGTCTCTGATTCGCCCAGTTGCTGTTGACGCTGAAAACGGTGGTGAGTTCAACCTTATCGCTGACGACCAGTACAGCATCCGTCAAAACAAGATCGGCTACTTCGGCTCTCTCGAAGAAGGACGCATCGTTCTTGACGACCGTGCTCTCGTAGGCATCATTGTTTAATAAAAACAATTACTAAATTTAAGGGTCGCCTTTCGGGGCGGCCCTTTTTTTTGAATTTTTATAATTTTGTTTTATAATATTTATATGGAAGATCTATCTAAAAAAATTAACGAAGAGGGGCAAAAATACCAAGAACTGCCTGACGCAATTCCTGCACCAAAAGAAAAGGTGCAAGAATTTATGGAAAAAGTAGAAAACAACTTGGAAGAGAGTCATATTGCAACCGCAGTAGAAAACGATGAGATTAATAATGATGAAGCTCAAAAAGAAGAGGTTTTAGAAAACCTGGAATATGCAGACGGAAAAGAAAGGGACGAAGTAGACCTAATTGAAGAGCAGGAAAAGATTTACGGGACAGACACCCTTAGCCCATTTAAAACCGCTGACGTACGTGTATTTAGGCGGAGACTTGATGCAATGTCTAGGGAGCAAATGAATGCAATGGCAGAAAGAGTCGCTGCGAGAATATATTCTAGTGAGAACGACCAAAAAACAGAGCTTTTGCAGGCATTTCACTCTTGGGTCTCTAGGAATGGCTCCTTCCAAACTTCGGCAACAAAAAAAGCAGAAAAGGGCGCATTAAGTGCGGCATTTGAAGGTTCTATTGATGTTAAAGAACTAGAAGAAAAACTAAAATCAAAAACACTTTCTGAGCTTCAAGAAACTGCCGCAAGATTAGGGTTTAATCCTGGTTTTGAGAGAGACAGAATTATTGGTTTGGTGGTTAAGGAATATCAAAGACAAGCGTAAATAATTATACTTAAGCGGGGTTGGTTTTGGTGTAATATACTATATGGAAAATCAATCAAAAGATATTTTAGAAGACTTGACCTTCATTAACGGAAAAGAAGAAGTTGAGGAGGTTGTTGCGCCAACGAAAAAAACTGCAAAAAAGGCCACAAAAAAGGCAACGAAAAAAGTTGCCGAACCCAAGGCAGAGCCAGTTAAAAAATATTCATTGGAGGAGCTTAGCACAAAGGGTTCCACACAACTTGTGAACATATGCAGAGAACTGGGAGTTCCAGCCGCTCGTCGCAAACCACAAATGATACAAAATATTCTCAATAACAGTTAGCATGGCAAATATAGGAGATTTAGCTAATTCAATCTATGTGAATGAATTTGATTCTACTGGAGTAACGGTAGAGTCAATTTCTGGTTGGCTTGAAAACAATATTGGTCAACTTAATAATGTTATTTATACCAGTTTTTCTGGAGTAAGTGGCGAGGTTTCTGGGCTAAATCTTGAAGAGCAAAGCATCTTTAAAGAACTTTACCTATATCACTATTATACCAAACAAACCAGAAACACCATTCGTGGTATTGCTAATGACACAAATGGCAACATTCTTAGCGTCAGAGACGGCGATAACGCTATTACTTTCGTAAACAAGAACGAAGTGTCCAAAGTGTATAAAACTCTCGCTCAGGACGCAAATAACAAGCTTATGGACTTGGTGGCTAGATACAATAGTTATCAAGCCAGCCCAAGGCAAGTCGGAGGAATTGAGTCGAGGGCACAAGCATCTGACACTAACTAATTATCCCCAGAGTATATCTCTGATAGCGTGATCTCGAAAGAGGTTGCGCTTTTTTGTGCAATAAAAAACCCCTCCGATTTGGAGGGGTTTGTTTAGAATTAGAGGGGCTTCTTAGCTGTTCGCTCCACCCCTAAATTATGATCTTGCGTTTCCGAGAACGGTTCCAGTGTTAGATCCAGAGAAGAATACGTTATTAGCAGTATCGTCTGGGCCACCAATTGAAAGCGAGAAGCTAAGATCAACAGTCTTATTTGGTCCGATGCTGGAGCTAAAGGACTCGCTGTCGAGCTTAAGATTTTTCATCTTATAGGAGGCTCTTGGTGTGCTGGAAACGTCAGAATCCTTGAAGGTGAACTGAATTTCGGAAATGAAATCATCAGAATTAATGATATCAGTCAAAGCTCTTGTTTGAGTTTCAGAAACAATAGCGGAAACAGAAAGTGTCGGGGTGATTGGGAAATCAACAACACGAGCAAAGGAGAAACGGGTTCCGAGTCTGTCAATTGGAGTTCTTCCAAGAGGAACGGACATCGAAATGCTTTGTACGTGTGCTCCGCCATCTCCATCAAGGTCAACAATTGCGTCGCCGTCTGCATTTGCAAAAGAAAGGGTAATATCTCCTGGGCGAAGGGCCGAAGGAATATTTGCTCCTGTACCTTGAGAGGCGGCTGGGAAAACAACTCCAAGGGCTTGATTTGCAAGAACTGTACCAGCTTCTGGGTCGATACCAACACCAGTAATGCCAGAATATCCAGCAGCGCCACCAGATACACCAGCAGTAGCGTTCATGTTGGTTCCTTCGAAGGATACAGAAATAGTTGGGATGCTGCCTACGGAAGCTTCAAGACTGTAGTCTGTAAGGAATGCATTTCCAATGCCAATTGTGCTGTATCCAGAACCTGCGGTATTGAAGTTAGCGTCTTTACCTTCTTCTGCAGTCAAAATGTAGAAGTTATTTCCACTTGTAGAGGCGATCTGCCCAGAAATAAAACCAGCATTAAAGCTAGTGCCATTCTTGAACTGAAGCGCTTGCTCGTTGAAGCCGTCGCCAAGATAATAGGACATGTCAAATGAAACAGTAGGAGCCTCAAGAATGATGGCTTCGAGTCTAGAAAGTTGACCAAACTGATTCACGTCTTGACGTGCGACATTAAATGAATAATTAGCAGATTGGACTCTGCGAAGTTGTACGTGTTCGTTAGCGCCAGTAGAATTTACTGTTTGGCTGGTGAACAGCGCATCTGATTGATAAATAACTCTATTTTTAGCCATAATATTTTATTGTATTTACAGTTTTTTTGTTTGAATGTGAAATTAAGAACGGGGAAATCTAATAGTGGAAACCTCAAAGTCTATAAATCCAACTTGAATGTCTCCAGGAACTTTGCTTTGAGCCCTTTCAGAAAATTTTGAAACAGTGACATCTTCTATATAATATGGGTTGCTTGCGGAATAAGAATTGTTAAGCGAGGTGTAGTTGTATGAACCGTTTTTTATGTCGCCGTATTCCGTGGTAGGATGTCCAGAAAAGGGTATTTTTGAAAAAGATTTTCTAGCAGAATCTGCAAATATTGAGAGAACTCCATCCAGTTGATATGAATTTTCAGCAAGAACCACTGCTTTGATTGTGTTTGTGGTTTTGTCTTCCCCACCAAAAGAAAATCCCTCATTTGTCATGAACTCTGAGTTTATGAAAATTGCAGGTGTCATTTGGTCATAGGGTTTAACTCCAGTCGGGGTTTTTGAATATCTGCTATTTAATTCAAATTTATTTTCAAGAATTAAATCTTCTTCCGTTTCATTTGTAAGGTAAATATTGAAATCTTTTACAGCGAATGTACCACTAAGCGTTTCGCTTGTCCCAAAAGCTCCACCAGTTTCTATAATTCTTCCGTTTTCAAAATCAAAAATTATATCGTCTGTTCTGTCGTATCCATTAAAAGATGTTGGAATGACTGGATTTGTATCCCCAGAAATTGAAGAGTCATTTACCCATTGTTTGTAGGGGCTTGCATAGGCTTTGTAGGAGCTTGGAAGCCTTGAATCGTTGTCATAATAAAGAAAACCTGTTTGGTTCGAATAAGCTTCGCCCTTCTGAAGCAGTTCGTGATCGAACCAAAGCATAAAGCTTGTCATTAATTCATGTTGATATTGGGGCTTCATAAATTATTATTTACACTACAATACTTGCAGGTTCTCAAATTCTTTTTTATACTTTTTTAAAAAAGCCGAAATGTAAGAAGTGTTTTTAAATCTAGTTCCTCCTTTTCTGACTCTTCTTGGTGATTGTATGCCAAGTCCAGATCTACTGTTATCTGTTTCTTTTCTTAGGTAAAAACCAAGCCCAGATATTCCCGTCTCTATTCCTTTTGCCCAGCTTCTCCCTGCCGCCCAAGGCATGGGAGTAACATCAAAAATGTCTTTTGGGGTTGGAATATTAATTCTGTAGTTTATTCTTTTCTTGGACGCATTTACATAATCAAAGGTTGTACTTTCTAAAATCCTGAGTATTGGCTCAATCGGATCGTCTCCAGCTTCAAAACCAATAAACGAAAACAAATTTCCGCTGCCTCCGCCAAGTGTGCCGCTTATGTTTTTTGCTCCTATGCCGCCTTTTATTTCTATTGTTACGGGGTGGTTTAGAAATTCGGCTATCATTGCATTTTTCTTCTTTTGGAAAGCTGCCTGAAAAACCTTTCTGACTTGCGGTCTTGATTCGAGTGCTAAATTTTTATTTAATTCTGCATCCAGTTCTAATTTTAGGGACGACATTATTCTTCAATTGGTGCTAGATAAAAATGATAATATTGTGGGCCAAAGATTCCAGTTGGATTTCCCTTGCTAGTTATTGTGTATTTTCTGCCCTCAAATTCACATCTTTTTGCTTCTTTCAAAATCGCAAATCCGTCTGCGTCCACAGTAATTCTAACAGAGCCGTCAATCAATTCTATTCCTAATTGTGAATCTATATTGCCGTCCGATAGATTTTGCTCCCTGGAGTTGATATACTTAATTCTGGCTTTAACGGTGTGGCTAACGATGGTTTTTTGTGTTGATTCGGATCCGCTTGAGGTTTTGCCGTAAATGCCATTAAATTCAGAGCTGGCGGCGATCAAAATCTTTTTCCCTTCTTCATAAACCGTAATGTTTCTGGCAAAGGTTTCGTGAATGTCGTCAATAATCGCTTTGATTGTGTTTTTTTGAGAGTCTGATATTAGTGAGGTCGGCATGTCTACTTTTACACTTTTTTGTGTAAAACAATACAGGTATAAGGATATTATGATTGCAAAAGAATTTTTGTATGATCGTTCTGATCATCACATCAGGCACTTGTTTAAGTCTTTTTTGCAGACTCTTGAAGAGATGCAGAAAGTTCATGAAATTAATTTTGGAAAGCTGTATGATAGCTTACCAAGCGAATATCATGATTTAATTAACATGTCCGATTATTTTGATGAAGATTATTACGATATATATAGAAAAAGAATTTTAGATATTGGAAATTCTGTTTTGAGAGATTATAATAGTGAGTTAGAAAATCTAACCGTAGAATTCAGATTTAAACAATAAGGCATGGAAAACATTTACGAATTTACATTAAACAAAAAAGTAAAAAAACAGGTAGAAACAAAAAGAACCTCAAAAGACGGAGAAGAGGAAACTGTTCTTTCTAGTCGCACGGTCAATTCGCCTGTAAAATTTATTATTAAAAAGCCGACAAGAAGGCTGGCTGACGAGGCTGAGCTTTTTTACTCAATTGAGTTGAGTAAAAGTATTAAGATGGGAATTGTTACAAAAGCCATGCTTATTAAAAAATATGCAGATAACGGAGGGGCGTTGACTGAAGAAGAGTCAAGGCAACTTCTAAAATCCGTGAAGAAGCTTCATGATTTAGAAAATGAATATAAGCTTATAGAGGGCGCAAAAAATAAAGCAGAAAAGAAGAGATCCGAGGAGGTCTTGGTTGAAATAGTGACTTTAAGAAGAGAGTTGCAAGATCTTGAATCCTCTTTGCAATCTGTTTACCAGCACACTGCTGACGCAAAAGCGGAACAAAAAACTTTGCTTTGGTATGCAATCAATCTTTCCAAAATGATTGGAGAGGATGGAGAGTCGCAAGAATTTTTTGAGGGTCTAGACTTTGAGGAAAAATTAGAGGATTTGTACAATAAATACGAAACCGAAGAGGGTTTTGATTTTGAGGCCGCTTCTATCATTTGCAGGGTGGTTGGATATTGGTTCTACAATCAAGAAGCTAAGCCTGAAAAAATAAAAGAGTTCATCGAAAATGGTGGGCAATGATAAAAATTTAGAAATAGTTTCAGAAATATTGCAAGGAGTTACTGTCGTAGATAGCTCTTTTGGTTCGTTATATTTTAGGCATCTTTCTCAAGCCCAACAGAGAGAGGCTATTTCGGAATCCAAACTTTTTGAAAGGGAGGCTCTGTCTAAGGGGCTTTTGTCCAAAGAACAGTCGTTGCGTGAAATAATTGACCAAGAAATGTGGTCGGAAGAAAACGAACAACAGATTAAAAATTTAAACACGGACATAGAAAATTTAAAAAAAATAAATTCTCAAGTTTTTTTGCCTTCAAAAAAGAAAGAAATAGAAAAAAGTTTGAAAGAAAAACAAAATACTTTGTTTTCTATAGAATCTGAAAGAGAGGAATTATTGGGTTTAACTGTCGAAAAATATTCAAACAACAAGATACAAAAAAATATTGTAAGTAAAATATTGTTTTACGATAGAGAGTTTAAGAAAAGTGTTTTTGATGAATTATATGTAAACGAAGCCTTTAAGGAGGTCGAAATATATAAAATGCAAAAAGATTTTTTTGAAAAATTTGATGACACGAATATTTCTACCGCAGTCTTGAGCGATTATTTTTCCATGTATCTGCCGTTTTGTGAGGATGTTTTGGGCGTTTTTGGAAAGCCTCTTAGGGATTTGACGAGTTATCAATTAAAGCTTATTTCATTTGGTAGATACTTTTTAAATATATTCAAAAACACAACAAAAGAAATACCAGAAAATGTAGCAAAAGATCCAGAGCTTTTGATTGGTTTTTATCAAAATCAAAGAGATGATTCGGGGAAACGTGGCTCCACTTCGGGGGATGGTGGATCAACGTATTTTGGGGCGACAAAGGAAGATATTGAGGCGATCAAAAGAGAAGATGAAAATGCAGTCGATTTATCTGAAGAAATAAAGAAAAAGGGAGGATCCCTGAATATGAAGCAAATGATGGAATTGCACGGACTTTAAGTGTAATATTCTGTATGGCGGTAACTGTAGGAGTAGATTTAAATCCAAATACTAAAAAGGTTGAGGCGGCTTTGGCTAGAATTCAAGCCCAGGCAAAGGGTATTGATTTTGGTGGAGGCGCAAGATCTATTGAAAAGCTTTCTAGGCCGCTTGGGAAGATAACTGGACAGGCCACAGAGTTTCAAAAATCACTTGAAGCTTCTAACGCTCGTGTTTTAGCTTTCGGTGCTTCTGTTGCTGTTATCAACAAACTTTCTCAAGC